CGCTTGAGCCCAGTCCGGGGGGCCACGTAGCTGATCGCTCGGTCGAGCCAGGTCATCGTCGCAGTCGGCGGCATCACTTCCCCCTTCGCTCCCGCTCCCAGCGCGCCTCCACCTCGGCGTTGAATCGATCCGACGACTCTTTCGCCTCGCGGTCGATCGCCCCCGACCTGTCGTAGAAGATCGACTCGACAGGGTGAGCCGCGCAGCCCGCCTTCAGCAGCTCCCCGCACACGCGGGACTCGCACCCGTTCACGGGCTCGACCTCGTAGACATCCCGGCAAATGGTCAGGGCGGACGCTCCGCAGGCGTCACAGCGGATCAGCTCCCGGAGCTCGCGGTAGGGATCGACCCCCGCGCGCGCGAGTCGCGGAGCCAGGACCGCGACGACCGGGACGGCGAGGAGGAACGTTCGGCGATTCAGCATCGGGACGCAGTCCATGTCACCCACCCACCAGGTCCGAGGAATCCGTGCTCGTCTCCGAGGTGTTGCGCCGCCATCTCGCAGTGCAAGATCTGCCCGGTCGTGAAGTGCTTCTTCGTCAGGCAGCGGAAGCGCGCCGGCACACGGTCGAGGATGCTGGTCATCGGATCAGACCCCCTTGCTCGTGGCGGCCAGGCGGCTCCGTCCGGTGCCCGTCGCCGTGCTGACCTCGCCCTGCATCACCGCCAGCACCTTCAACATCTCGTCGATCGTCCGGAAGGTGAACGTCTGCTCTCCGAACGTGATGGCCTGGAGCACGGAGCCCGAGGCGATCGCCGCCTTGAGCGTGTCGATGTCGGCTTGCGTCCAGGCCATGCCGTCCTCCTACGGTGCGACGAAGCCGCTGATGGTTGCGGAATACGAGGTCGCGGCCGACGGCGTGACGCAGATCGCCAGGCCGACGGCCGCGGGCTGTAGTGGGACACGGAAAGGGCCCATGACCTGGTTGCCGACGGCGGCGCCGAACTGGATCGCGTGGGTCAGGTCTGCGGCGCCCGTCGCGCAGTCGGTGCCCGTCCCGGTGACCAGCTTCAGCGTCTGGGCCGTCGCGACGTTGTTGGACACCACGGCGTCGGTCACGTAGGTCTTGGCGCCCGCCGTGAGCGCTCGACACTCCTTCGTGATGGTCTGCGCGGTGATGCGACACGTGAACGGCTGGACCTGGGCGCCGTTGTACATCTGGAAGTCCTGGGCTTGGAGCACTGCGCCGAGCCCGCTCGCGAGCACGGCCAGCGCCGCCGCGGCGAGCCCGAACGTGACGACGCCGTCTTTCCTCGTCATTCGAATCCTCCTTGCCGATCCAGCTCGACGATTAGTGCGTCGGCCCACCTCACCGCTCGCTGGACGTGTCCCGCGTCCAGCACGGGACCGTGCTCGTCCCACAGGGTCCGATCGGCGGTGGCCATTCCTTGAAGCACAGCCGTGGCGATCCGCTCGCGCCTCTCCCGCCGCATGGCCTCGGCCTCTGCCTTGGAGATCTTGGTGAGGAGCCCGGTCTTCATCAGGTGCCGGAGACCGGATCCGGGGTCTGAACCGGGGACGCGGGCGCGGGCGCCTCCTGGATGGTCCCGTCCGGGCTCGCGATGTACTCCGCGACCTCTTTGCCGTCCTTCGTGACGTGGATGTGGACCCGCTGGTCCACCGCGATCGTCACGTGCTTCGGCTTCGGGGCCGCCGCCGACTTCTTGCGCGTGGCCTTCTTCTTCGCCGCCATGGGCCTACGTGCCCGAGACCGGGTTCGGGGTCGCCACGGTCGGCGGCTCCGGAGCGGGCGTGGAGTCCACTCCGCCTGGCGCGGGAGCCGCGGGCACCGTCTCGGCCGGCTTCTTCGTCCGGTGCTTCGGCGCGGACTTCCGCCGTGCTGGCCCCGTCGGCCTCTTCTTCCCCGCTTCCTTCTTCACGGTCTTCTTCGCCATGTCGTCCTCCTTCGTTCGCGTCATCGCAGCCACCCCCCTCGCCGGCGACCGATCCACGGCTCCTTCTTCGGCGCCTTCGGCGGCGCGGGCGCGTCCGGCGTCGGGTTCGCGGCCTTCATCGCGTTCGCGAGCACGGAGCCCTCGAGCGCGGCCCAGTCCGGCTCCGCCAGGCGATCGAGACCGACCAGCGCGGCCGCCGCGCGCGCGTAAACGCGACCGTCGAGCACGTGGTTCTCGCGGCCCGGGATCAGCTCCCACTCGAGGCGTACGAAGCCCGCGCGCGTCTTCCGCGTGACCAGGTGCTCCGCCGTCATCTGGCGGAAGAACTCGTCTTCGTAGCCCGGGAAGTGGCACCACCCCGCGGGGAACGCCTCGCCGTCGAGGGGCGCGTCCATCTTCAGCCAGCCGTAGAGCTCGCTCTTCGCGAGGCTGCCGCACACCGGCCAGACCTTGTAGCCGGAGACCGGCCGCTTCCCGCGGAGGTTGATGTCCACCGTCGACGGCGCGCCGATCAGCGCGCCTCCCGCCTGACCCTTGATCGCGATGACCCGGTTCAGCGGATAACGCCGGCACCAGGTATAGACCTGCTGGGTGTTGTAGCCGGAGTCCACCGCCAGCATCCGGATTGGCATGACGGCGCCGGCCTCGTGCGGGAAGCTCCGGGCCAGGAGCGCATCGAGCTGCTTCCATGGGCCGTCCGCGTTGTCGAGGTCCGCGGTGTCGCCGGCGAGCACGCCGTAGTCGATCGACCAGGACTCCTTGCCCCGGCCCCAGGCCACGACCTCGAAGACGATCCGGTCCTTCTGGACGTCGGCGCCGGCGGTGATGAAGAGCCCGCCGCTCGGGACGGTGCGGAGCTCGTAGGGCTCGCGGCGCTCGTAGAGCCGCTCCCACTCCGGGGCCTCGCCCTTTTCGGTCCAACATTCGGCCAGCACCGTGTTCGTGAAGACGCGGAACTTCTGCGGGTTCTTGTGGACCCGGAGGAAGCTCTCCGCGATCTGGCCCCACGACAGCCAGCCCAGGGGCGAGTAGAGCGCGCTCAGGTGGTAGCCGCGCACCTTCGGGTTCGCCGCCGGGTTGTGGGGGACCCACTCGCCGCGCGCGAGCATCTCTGTCTTGTGGTGCTCCTCGATCGGGAAGTCGCAGTCCGCGCACACGTAGACCGCGAGCGCCGGGACCAGGCCCAGCTTCGTCCACGTCAGGCGCTGGAACTCGAGGGGTTGCAGGGTTCCGCACTTCGGACACGGCACGTGATAGCGCCGCTGGTCCGTTGCGTCGTAGGCGCTCTCGATCGCCGAGAGGCCGGCGATGGTGGGCGTCGAGACCTTGCACCGCTTCCGCCGCGCGAAGGTGCGCTGCCGCGCCTCGGCCAGGTCGATCGGTGCGCCCTCGTCGTCGACGTCCGCCGGATATCCGTCGATCTCGTCGAGGAGGAGCCACCGCGCCGGCATCGACCGGAGGCCCACCGCGCTGTTGGCCCCCGTGATCACGAGGAGCCCACCCATGAACTCCTTCGCGAGGACGCTGTTGCTGGCGTCGCGCGTCCTCACGTCGGCCACCTTCGAGGCCAGCGCCGGCGTCCCACTGATCAGCGGATCCACGCGCTGGCGGCTGAACCGCTTCGCGAGCTCGACCGTGGGCTGCACGATCATCGCCGGGCCCGGGCTGTGGTCGATCAGGTAGCCCAGGCAGTTGAGGATCGCTTCGGAGCCGCCCACCTGGGCGGCCTTCATGAACACGACCTCTTCGACGGGCGAGGTCGCTGACAGGCAGTCCATGATCTCGCGCAGGTACGGGGTCCGCGACGTTCGCCACGGGCCAGGCTCCGCGCTCGACTTCTGTGGCAGCCGCCGGTGCTTGTCCGCCCAATCGCTCACCTGCAGGTCCGGCTCCGGACGGATGCCCTCCGACCAGGCCTCGCGGACCGTCCCCTCGCCGGCGGCGCTACGCTCCACGGGCGAGGACCTCGGCGACCATCTCGAGCGCGGCCCGCAGCTCCTCGCGGAGACGGGAGTGGACGCGTCCAGCGTCGGACTCGGCGGCCAGCTCGGCGGAGAGCCGGTCGGGGACGGCCAACACAGCGTCGCGGATAGAGCGAGCGCTCTCGAAAGCCTCACGCCGCGCCACCGTCGCATCGATCAGGCGGCCGCTCCGCTGCGCGTTGAGGATGCGGATCGAATCCACCCGTGCCTCTGCGACCTGGAGCTGCGCGTGAATCAGCGTCCCGCCGGCCGGCTCCGGCGTGGCGACCGGCGGCGGCGCCTTCGTCGCGCCCGCCGCCCACTCGCGCGCTGACTTCTCCGGCTCCAGCGGGAGCGTCAGGCGTCCGGACCGGACCCCCTTCGCGATCGCCGTATGCGAGACCTGGAGCCGCTTCGCCAGCGCTCGCTGAGAGAAGCGCCGGCCACGAGACGGCCGCGCCTTCCTCGAGGCCTTGCCGACCTTCTTCCCGCGGCGCCCCATTCACGACGCCACCGCGCGGGCGCCCTTCGCGATGTTGCAGGCGAAGTGGGCGAGCTGGATGTTCGAGGCGTCGTTCGTCCCGCCGCGAGCGACGGGCAGGATGTGGTCGCGGGTCGGCGCGCCCGGCGAGAGCCGCGGGGCTGCGCGATCGACGTCATGGCCGCAGAGCCCGCACCGGCCAGCGTCGCGCTGGTGGATGGCCTGGAGGGACGGCAGGCTCCCCGGCACGGCGCGAAGACGGCGCTTCCTGGCGGCACCCCTGGAGAGGTAGGTGTGCGCCGTGCAGCAGAAGCGCTGGTGCGGCTGGACCGCCGTGAACTCGACCAGGCACCAGGGGCAGCGCCGCCCGGCCAGGGCGCCGAGGTCCGGCTGGCGGACGCCAGTGCAGGCGCGACGGCAACGGGCCTGCTTCCCCTGTCGCGGGACGAACTCCTC